TATCGCATTTGATTATTTGAAACAATTTTCTAGAGGCGTTCCAAACGTCAAGTTTAATGAGAGTGAGTTAAGAGCTGACTATCCAAACGGTGGAAGGGTCCAATTAGCCGGGGCCGACAATTACGAAGCGCTTAGAGGTAATTATTGGGACCTATGCATTATGGACGAAACAGCCATGATCAATCCCGCATGTTTCACCTCTGTAATCAGGCCATCTTTAGCGGATCGTAAGGGCCGATTAATCATGCTCGGTACACCATACGGCGAGGATAATTTTTTTTACGATATGTATAGACATGCCCAGGAGACAGAAGGCTGGTATCATTGTTTATACAAGGCAAGCGACACCGGTTTAATTGATGATGAAGAGCTATCAGACGCCAAAAAGTCGATGTCTAAGGCGATGTTTGAGCAAGAGTTCGAGTGTTCGTTTACCAGCGCATTGCAGGGCGCCGTATATGGGGACCAAATTGATGACGCAGCCGACCGAATATGCAGTGTGCCGTGGGACCGAGCAGCGCCGGTTAATACATCCTGGGATCTTGGCGTAAGTGACTCAACGGCCGTAGTTTTCTTCCAGGAAATCGGGCGAGAAATTCACTGGATTGACTGCATAGAGGATTCGGGCATGGGCCTCGATTTCTATGTAAAAAAGCTCCAAGATATGCCGTATACGTTTAACAAGCACCTGTTTCCGCATGATTTAGCTGCTAGGGAATTATCCACCGGCATGAGCCGAGCTGACACGTTAAGAAGTCTTGGCGTACAGCCTACGATTATGCCGAGGACGGGTCCGACAGAGCGCATCCATGCCATGCGTATGAATTTTGATAAATTTTATTTTGACAAAGAGAAATTTGCTCCATGTCTGCGAGCGTTAAAAAACTATCGCTATGAGTGGAATGCCAAGACTAAGACCTGGCGTAGTTCACCTCGTCACGATTGGGCATCTCATTATGCCGATGCAGCTGGTATGGCAGCGGAGGCAATTAAAATTATCAGGCCCCGGAATAGTAAATTTCGACAACCAGAACAGAGCTGGATTGTGTAATGGAAAAAGACGTTTTGAAATTTTTGGAAGACGCCAGGAAGTTGGTTGAGCGACTAGAAAAATTAGCTAATCAAATCGAAGGTAACTGCTGTAAGTGTGGCATGCCTAATGGCTAAAAAGATGGGCGAAGACGAGCTATCAGCAATCGTTGCGGGACATTTGCGGGGCTCTTTAGGCGATGAGTACGATGATTTAACGGCTGAGAGGGCCGACTCATTAGCCAGATATCAAGGTGAATTATACGGCGATGAGACGCTCGGTCGCTCCCAGGTCATGTCTCGGGATGTCCTGGAGCAAGTTGAGCAGACAATGCCAAGCCTGGTGCGTACATTTCTAGGTAGTGAGCCAGCTGCTATATTTGAGCCAAGGACGCCCGACGATGAGGCAATGGCTGACCAGGCAACCAAGTACATCAACTACATTTTATTTTCTAAGAATGACGGCTACACCATTGCGCTTGATTGGATGAAGTCTGCGCTAATCACCGGCACCTCGGTTGCCAAAGTCTGGTGGGATGACCGCCAAGATGTCAGCGAGGAAGAGTACAGCGGATTGACTGAGGCTGAGATGGAGCAGCTGGTCAGCGATGATACGGTCGAAGTAATTGAGCATACAGCTTTTGGCGAGATGGAAGGCGCCGTTATTGTCGATGAGCAAGGCGCGATGCAAGCTGCGTTGGAAGGCAAGCCTGTTGAGCCTATACACGATCTAAAGATTAAGCGAACCACGAACACAAGTCAGCTGCGCTGGGGCGCCCTGGCACCGGAAGAGTTTTTGATTAATCGCCGGGCGCGAACAATTGATGAGCGTGACCATACATTTACGTTTTGCTGCCATAGGTCTCATAGGACGGTTCAAAGCCTAATCGATGAGGGTTTTGATAAAGATAAGGTCGAGTCAGCTGCTGGCTCGGCGGGTGAGTATAACGATATTTTCGAGCAGCGTTTTGAAGATGTCACAGCTGATTATGGCTATGACAATGAGGTTGACTCGACCCAGCGCCGGGTAAATCTGTACGAGTGCTATATGCGTTGTGATTATGATGGCAGTGGCAGTGAGCAGCTTCACCGGGTAACTACATTGGGGGGAAGTAGCGCAGTCGTTATCCTGGAAGTAGAGCCAGTAAACGAATTGCCATTCTGCCAGCTGACTGCTGTAAGGCGACCTCACCGGGCTATGGGGTATTCTTTGGCTGATCTAACTAAAGATCTGCAGAAACTCAAGACAGCGCTTTGGCGTGGCATGATGGATGGCTTATATCTGAGCCTATCGCCACACGTTGGCGTTGATGAGACTAAGGTTGAATTAGACGACTTGTTGTCTCAATCACCTGGTAGCATTGTGAGGGTTCAGGGAAGCCCACAGAGCGCCATAATGCCTATCGTAAACCAATGGAGTGCAAGCGGTGGACAGGCGTTTCCTATGGTCCAATATATTGACTCGCAGCTGCAAAAAAGGACCGGTGTTAATGACTTAGCTGGGTCTCTGACAGAAGGTGTTTTGCAAAGTGAAACGGCGACGGCTGTTTCCGAGGCGACCACAGCTGCTAGGGCTAGAGTTGAGTTAATCGCCAGGAATATGGCTGAGGAAGGTTGGAAGCGTCTTTATCATTTGGCGTTAGTATTTGTTAACCGACACCAGGACCACGAAGAGGTTGTGCGGTTAACCGGCAAGGATTGGAGTACGGTTGATCCTCGCTCCTGGACATCAAAAATGGATGTCAGAATTAATGTTGGTTTAGGCGTTGGAACGAAACAAGAGACGGTCCAGAAGTTACAATTTATTAGCCAGAAACAAGAGCAACTGATGTCGCAGCTCGGCATCCAGAACCCGGTAGCTGGTATAGATAAATATTATAATACGCTGGTAAAGTTGGCAGAGGCTGCCGAGTTGGACCCATCCCTTTATTTTAACGATCCTCAGCAAGCTCTAGAGGCTCAAAAGGGCCAGCCACAGCAGCCATCTCCTGAGATGCAAAAGATGCAAGCTGAGATGCAAATGAAGCAAGCCGACAACCAGGCTAGGCTACAACAGACTGAGGTCGAGATGCAGCGCACAGCAGAGCTGGAAAAATTTAAGGCTGAGTTGACAGCTCAAAATGACATCCGGGTTGCTGAGATGAAGGCCCAGGCAGCGCGACAGATTGCCGAGCAGAAGCTGGAGCTAGACAAAGAGATAGAAGCCAACCGGCATATCTTCAAAATGCGTGAGTTGGAAATGGAGAGAGACTTAGAGGCTGAAAAAATGCGTTTGGGTGTTCCTTCTAGGGACGGTCAAGGCAACATTAATGTGAGCGACTAGATGGCAGCGAAGGGAAAAGCATAATGTTTGGGAGCAACAGCGATCAAGAGAGTATTGCGAAATTCAAAGCGTTAATAAAAGTAACGACTGATAAGCCGACTAAGAAGGCAAATAAAAAAACTAGCTCTAAACCTAAAATGAAAACGAAGAAAGCTTAATTATGGCAAATGGTATTTTAGATGTTGACGGTCTTAATCTATTCCCGAGGCCGAGTGGCCTTAACCCGGATCTTAGTATTATTCGCCCTGAGTTTGGCGGTTACGGGCTGCTTGATGACGGAGAGAGTCAAGATTGGAAAAACTTTCGGGACAATTTTGCTGGTGGAATTTTGAACGGCTACCAATACGATCCATTTGGCGGTCATACAATTTCGCCTATCAACCCATCTGGCGACTATTCCGGTATTGAGCAAGAAGGCGGTGGTGGTCCTGGTGGATCTTCCGGTGGTGGAAACGGTTTCTTCACCATGCAAGAGATGATGGGTTTTGAGGCAGCAATGCGGGGTGCTAATTGGGGGAACCAGGATCGTTTAAGTGCGTTTTCTGGTTTCAAAGATATGGGTAATGGTACTTACGATGTCGATCTTATGAATCCGTTATCTCCCCTACTAATTGGTAAAGATATAAATGGCAACCGTGTGCCAATTAGTGAAGGTGTTTACCAAAGAGGGGCAAAGAAAGGCCAGCCATTAGGCCGACAACTAATACTAAGTACCATCCGAGCTAATCTTGGAAATATCGATGAGTCCGGTGGTATGGACGGCGGTGGGGCTCAAGGTGGCCCTGATAACGACGGCAGTGCCGATGGTCAAGGCAGCAGTGGCGGTAGTGAAAGTTCTGGAGCCGGTGAAAACGCAAGTGGTTCGGATGGAGTTGCCTAATTTTAAAAAAAATCGTGAGGTTATGTGACCGATCCAAAATTTGATGCCGGTGACGCTAAACAAGTTTTAGAAAATCCAGTTTTTAAGAAGGCATTTGATGCCTTTGAAAAAGCATTATTTGAACGAGCAGTCGAAGCACCAGCTCGTGACGATGACGCCAGAATGCGATGCATGATGGCGGTACAAGCATTACGCAATGTTGAGAAACAACTAAGGCGTATTGTTTACGATGGCAAAACAGCTGCCATAGCTGCCGATGAAATTGCCAGTGGCAAAAGTCGGTATACTTAAACCCAGGGACAACCCGAAAGGAACCCCATGTCAATCGAAGAAACTGGCGAGAGCCAATCTGCCGAGGATGTATTTCTATCTTTACTTCAGGAAGACAGCCCGGCAACCGAGGCCCCGGAAGGACAAGCCGAGGAGTTAGAAGTTGAAGACCCCGGAGATGAACAAGGCGAAGAGCTGGAAGCGTCAGACGAAGAGTTAGATGAAGAAGGTGCCGAAATTGATGATGAGGCGACCTCTGATGAAGAATTATTTGCCGTTAAGGTTGATGGTCAGGATGCAGAGGTAACGTTATCAGAGTTGATAGGCGGGTATCAACGGCAATCAGACTATACAAAAAAGACTCAAAACGCAGCAGAAGAGCGAAAAGCCTTTGAGGCTGAAAAGAAACAATTTGCTGAAGACCGGCAAGTTGTTGAGCAGCATCTAAGGCAGCAACTTGATCAGATTGGAAGCCAGTTAGAGCAAGAGCCTAATTGGGCTGAAGAATTCGAGCTAGACCCCATTGGTACACCTCAAAAGAAATACGAGTGGGAACAAAAAATAGCAGCGAGTAAAGCAGCATCTGAAACGCAGCAAAGACAAATGATGATGGATCGTCATCAATATCTACAACATCAAAATCAATTATTAGCTCAAATGATCCCGGAGATGGTTGACGCTGAAAAAGGCCCAGCTAAAAAAAATCAGATAACAAATTTCTTAGTAAATGAAATCGGATTAGATCAAAAGGATGTAGCTGACATTGGTGATGCGAAAGTAGTGTATTTGGCTGATTTGGCTATGAAGCAATTCAATATTGAAAAGCAAGCCAAAAAAGTTGTGTCCAAAAAGGTAGCGAATAAACCTCGGGTTGCAAAGCCTGGGTCTACTCGAATTACCAAAGGACGTAAAAGCGATTTTGCAAAGAAGTTAGAGTCTTATGAAGGCGATATGACAACAGATCGATTAACTGATGTTTTCGCTGAACTCATTAAATCTTAATCTAACTTTTTTGAAAGGACTACGAGTATGGCTGTTCCAGCTAATGTGGTCGTTGCATCTTCTCGCGCCAACAAGGCCGAGCAAGTATCAAAAACGATTGCGAACATAGCGCCTTTTGAGACCCCAGCGGTTTCAATGGCGAAAATGGTAAATGCTACTGCAAGGACCTATGAATTCCTCATAGACACCTTAGTAGCTGCTAGTGATAACAAACACTTAGACGGTGATATTGACACAATAGATGCATCTCCTAGTGTAACTAGACAATCTCAACGCATGCAGATACTCAAAAAATCTGCCGGAATTTCAGGCAGTACCTCTGCAATTGAGACATACGGTGTGGCAAACGAACTCGCCTATAACATGGCTAAAAAATCCAAGGAATTGAAGACTGACTTGGAAAAAGCTGTTGTTGGAAATCAGGTTTCCACAATTGGAAGCACGACAGCTGCAAGTGCTATGGGTGGGCTAGAAACCTACATCAAAACAAACATCAAGTATTCCGGTACAAAAGGCGCCGCAACCACACCTGGTTGGGCATCTGGCGACACCGGAACAGTGACTGATGTTGCTGGTAGTAACTTGAATGCGTTTACTGAGCCAATGCTTAAAGATGCTATTCAAACAGCTTGGCAAAACGGCGCTACGCCTAATGTTTTGCTTGCATCCGGGGCAAATCGCGCCCGTGTTTCGGCATTTACTGGCGTGGCTGACCTATATAGGGACACAAATGGTAAGAATACAGCAAGTATTTTGGCCTCGGCGTCCGTGTATATTTCAGATTTCAGCGGTGTTGAAGGCATGCGAATAATGCCTGATCGCCATGTGAGATCATCAGTAGCATTGGGAATTGATCCAGAATACCTACAGATTGCATTCTTGCGTAATTACAGCGAGTACGATCTAGCGGTCACTGGTGACTTCCGTTCTAAAACATTGTTATGTGAAGCAGGGATAATACCCACAAACGAAGCTGCACATTTCAAGATTGTTGGCTTAACAACTTAGAGCCGAATTAATTAGCCAGGGAGTTTTTGCTCCCTGGTTTTTTAATGGGAGAATTTAATGAAGTGGCGACTACTAGATAGTAACGAATCATCCAGCGAGTATTTTGCATACGATGATGAAACTGAAACGAGTTATATAGATCATAGATACCATGACCAGGCATCAGTTATTGCCGACAACAAAGCTATCCAGGGAAAAGATAGCGGTAAGATTTGCGATGGTGAGCTTCACCTGGTTGCACGAATACCACCGGTTATTATGCACAAGTGGTTAGTCGAAGAAGGCTTAGATGTTTTCAACAAAGATCACGCACCGGCATTGTGGAAAAAATTGGATGATCCAGCCTGGAAATATCTCCGAGTAAACACCGGCAGAATTGGTCGGAAGGGTACACAGTTTTGAACCCGGTTGATGAACTAGATATGAATATCGCGCTCGACCCTCTTGATTGGGAGTCGAACTCGCAGCTGAGTAGAGCATATTTAGCTGCTGGCAAACTAGGTCATGCTTACACTTTTGCGATGATGGCAATGAAAATAAGTCCATCACCGGCAACTAGGATTGAAGCTGGTCTAACCCTTGGCGCGATGGGGCATTGGGATGCTGCGAAAAAGTATTGTGAGGCAGCGCACGATGAGGACCCTACAAATGTTGCTGCAATAAATAATGCAGCTCAGGCGTGTTTAAATATGGGCGACTTGCAAGGCGCTAAAGATTGGTTGAATAAGGCAGAAGAGACATCAGATGAAATAGAGAGAAACTGGTCTTTTATTCATCTAGCAGAAGGCAATTATCGCAAGGGATGGGCTGCATGGGATCTGGCAGACGGTCATGGTGATCGTGTCGCCAGGCACACGCATTTACCCAAATGGAAACCTGGCGAGCGTGGCTGCATCGTAGCGTATGGTGAGCAAGGTCTTGGCGATCAGCTTATGTTTGCCGATTGTATTTATGATCTACAACAAGATGCGTTTGAAGGTTTGATATTAGAAGTAGACCCAAGATTAGTTGGCATATTTAAACGTAGTTTTCCAGACGCTGAGGTTGTGGGCTCGTTGTATGAGCAGCAGCTCGGGGTAGAATATCCAAAGCATGCAAAGCGAATAAGTTTTGGCTCTCTGCCCGGTCTCTATCGGCCTACGGCAAAGAGTTATCGTGGACATCCATTCTTGATGCCATGTTTAGACAGAAAGGCAATGGTCCGGGGATTGATTGGACCAATGCCAAAAAAGAAACGAGTTGGCATTTCTTGGACCGGTGGAACATTGGCAACCGGGCGTCTAGAGCGCAGTCAAAATGTCAAAGAATTAATGAAAGCGTTTCAGCATATCGATGCTGAGTTTATTAGCCTGGAACATACGGTCGATGGCGACCCGGAAGACTACGGCGTCCATGTGTTCCCATTTATTACTCACCGAGAGCTGGACTACGACTACACAGCAGCTCTGGTCAGCTCACTAGATTTAATTGTCACTGTGCCGAATACGATTGTTCATACAGCTGGGGCATTAGGCGCTCCATGCCTGGTTCTAAATAGCAAGGTTCCAAGCTGGTCAGACACGGTGATGAATATGCCTATTTATAATTCGGTTAGCGTACTCAACGATTGGTCGTTGGAGAGTGCAGCTGCAAAAATTAAGGAGAGGCTGAATGTCACTGAGCAATTACGGAGAGCTTAAAACAAGCGTAGCTAGTCTCCTTAACCGGGAAGATTTGACAGCTGTTATTCCAGACTTTGTAAAGATCCTGGAAGCTCAGGTAAACAGAGATGTTAAGTTTCGCTGCCGGTCTATGGAGACTACGGCGACATTAACTTTTACCGGCAATGCAGCGACACTGCCAACTGACTTTATCGAAGCCAGGACAATTGTATATAATTCATCTCCCACCAAGAGATTGGAGTTTTTATCTTTAAGTAGTTTTTACGATACGTTTACCAGCGTTGGTTCAGGTAATTCGGTTAACTTTACGATTACCGGGAACAATGTATTAGTTGGTCCATCTCCAGGTGCAACAACATGCACAATGACGTATTATCAAAAGCTGCCAACCTTAGTAAATGACACAGATGCCAACTGGCTGTTAACCAACCATCCAGATGTTTATCTCTATGGCAGCTGCATAGCATCAGCGCCATATCTTGGCGAAGACAGCAGACTGCAAACCTGGTTTGGATTGTTTGACCGAGCCAGTGGCGCTATTGCCGGGGATGATGCTAGAGGTCGATACAGTGGCGCTCCAGTGGCTCCTAAAGTATCTGTGACGGTGGTTTAAATGCTTCCTAATCCATCGATACATACTGATTGGAACAGCTGGGCAAAACAGGTCCAGCAAATTGTCACGCCATTTATGGCTAGTGTAGAAACAAGTTTTTTTAGACAAGGCAGAATACCCAGGATGGCAAGTTTTAATGTCGCAGCTTTGCCATCTGCAACTTCACCAGGCGAATTGATTTTCTGCCCGGATGAAACTGGTGGAGCGACTATTCTTTTCAGTGATGGAACCAACTGGCGCCGAGTCCAAGATAGGAGCGTAGCAGCATGAGTACACCAACTACGAGATTGCGTCTTGAGCTGCAAGCTCTTGGCAGTGGATTAAACACCTGGGGCGTCCAGGGCCTCAATGGGATCTTCAATGTATTGGATGAGTCGCTTGGCGGGGTAAAAGAAATTACGCTGACCGGTAACCATACATTAACTACGACAAATTATTCCAGCAACGAAAGTCGATTTAGAAATATTAAGTTTATTGGTTCGCCAGGCTCTGCTCCAACTATCACCATACCGGCTACAGAAAACTGGTACTTAATCGAAAACGCTTGTGGGCAAACAATCACAATAAGCAATTCGGTTACTACTGGCACCCTGGCAAATGGCCTTGTTGGCTATGTCAGAACCAATGGTGGTTCTACTTTATCAATCTTGCCGTTGCTTGATCAGACAAACGGAAAGATTGTTGCTGACAATATTAGCTCAGTAAACCAAGTGGCAACTGATAGCGCCTCAGTGGTAGCCGTCGCAGGGAAGTCTACAGAAGTCGGAAGATTGGGTACAACAGCAGCCGTCGCTGATCTGGCAGCATTGGGGGGAACGACAGAAGTAGCCTCGCTTAATGCGCTATCTCCAAGGGCTGCTGATATTGGAACACTTGCCCCAAGAGCG